GTGCCGCCATTTTCGAAGTATGTAGACAGGGCTTCAAGGGTGTTATAGTTAAGTTTAAGATTGCGTTTTGTGAAGCGATCAGAGGCGTTCATGTTTACTTTCCTTTTCAGATTATGCCTAAGAATAGCACAACGGAACGGCATTGTCAATGTAAACTGGCAGCGATAGGGTGTGACAGGATGACGCACCTTTGTTTACAATCTACCGATAGCTATATGTAAACGAATGTCATCTAGGCCATACCGATATTCCGTATGGAGACGTTTTCCGTCTACATATATGTTATAACGACCGGAACGGCTATAACAAGGCTCACAACGCACCAATCGACCATTATAAGAGTAATAAGTGGACTTTTTACTCCGACCGTCCACCTCTTTAACCAAAACACGCAATTCGGCTTCGGCATTTCTAACAGCCAATTCGGCCTTACCTCGGGCAATCTCCATATCGGAGAGAGTGCGGGTAAGTTTAAAATATTCTTGCTTATTCATGATAATTACCTCACATCGGTGTTAAGGGCAGGGCATAGGTCACGGATCAGTTCCCGCTCACGGTGGTGCGCCTCCGTCTTGCCTCGCACCACCTCATAATAGCAGACCTCGAAAGCATCCGGACCGTATTTCCGTATCGCCTTGCATAAGGCCCAGTCCTTGCCTTCGGTCAAGGCACGGCGGACATGCTTTTGCCAGCGACGGATAACAGACTTGGACACGGCTGAACGGTCGACATACGTAACGCCGATATACTCTAAGCCATTGACGGACAAAGAATATATGACATGCTTACGGTCGGAACGGGCTTTGCGCTTTTTGTTTATCATGTTCACATTATAGCACAAGGAACGGAACAGGCAACAAAAAAGGTATGTAAACGACTGCGACAGGATGTCGCACCTGTAGCTTAGCCGTTTACATACCTATAAATCTACCGGAATAGTAGAGTGTTTACAATAGATCAGTGTTCGTAAAACTCGTCTACCTCATCATAATCTTCCGTATGTTCCATCCACGCTTTCTTGAGGTTCTTTAGTGGACGACGGTCACGCATTTCAGAGGCGGCACGTTCAAGGCGATTACTGCCGCCATATCGCTTATCTTCCTCAAATAGTTCAATATACAATGGATCAATCTTCTGATTAACAGTCTTGCGAGTTTTCATTTCACATCACCCTTATTATTCTGGCAATAGTCCAGGAAATGCCTCATTGGCCAGCTTGGCGGTCAAATGAGGAATCTTTAGATCCTTTTTAATCATATTGGCATAAACCTCTGCTTCATTCTTCTCTAGTGATTCCAATATCTGGATTAGCAACTGTTCTTTACGTTGCATAGTTAGATTAGGTGATACCTTTGGATGACCTTCCATAAACAGATACACCTTGCTCAAGGCATCTGTCATGTGATTATAGGCGAAACCAACTGGTGTTTGTACCGATTTGTAGGTTGGCACTTTCTTGATGACAAACTGAACCTGTGGATGTAACGCTCCCATAATAACATTCTTTAGTGCCCAGGAATCGTTGTTACGAAGGACAGCTAGTCGTTCCTCTTTTGTCTTTGCCTTCTTAAACTCGTCAAAGACTTCATAGATATGTTTGTTGCTACTCATAATGTTTCCTTAAAAGTCACCGATTGATTCGATCATTGCCTTGAGGTTCTTCTTGATAAAGTAATCAAGCATCTTCTGTTTTGTAGCGGGCTTTGAACCATCAAATGCCTCTACAATCTTTTGTTGAACCTCAGTAGGGATATAGTCAAAATCAACCAAAGTTTGATTACGCTTAAAGCCACGAAGCATAGTATCATTGGTACAGAAAGTCTCCGCATCCTGTGATAGCCACTCCTGTAGACGCTTGCTATTTATAACCTTCTGGCGTTCACCGGCGGCGAAAGTGTTATCAGCCGACAGGAAGTTAGGCACGCCGTCACCACGATCACCTTTGATGATATGTTCTTTGATGAACATCTTTGGGTTATCAATCTTGATGAAACGCTTTAGAATAGGTGAATACTGCGTTACATTAGGATATTTTTGTAGCTGACCAAAGTCCTTGTCAGACGACAGAATGAGGATATTACCATGAGGTGCCAGTCTAGCAGTTAGAACGGCAATCACATCATCGGCCTCGGCACCATATGCATCGATCACCTTATAAGGGAAGAACTCTTTTAGTTCGTCTCTAATCTTATTGAGAGTGTCAAAGATCATGCCCCAATCAAGACCAGAGGCCTCACGGTCATGCTTGCGCTGGCTCTTATAGAATGGAAAGAAGTCACGACGCCAATAGTGTTTGTTATCGCAACAAAGCACCACATTAGGATACTTTGCTTTGAACTGCTTCACATTGGAACGGATTGTATTGATACACATATGGCGGACTAGATCCTCACTTATCACATTGTCCTTAGCAACATGCTTGAGGTGCTGCATTAGGTTAGAGATAAGAACCTGATTGAGGTCTATAAGCATATAAGACATTATATATTCCTTTATTGTGATACTTGTATTATATCACTCACTATCACCGTTGTCAAGTTTTTCTTTAGCAACCTCTTCAATCATGGCTGCAATTCTTTCAGCTAACTGTTCCTTGGTTAAGCCCTCACTGTTTTCAAGGAGTTTAACATTGTCATCGATAAAGTCATGTAGGTGATGATCAAGACCAAGGGAACGATATACAGCCGCACGTAACGCATCCACGACCAATACAAAGTCTTTAGCAAAGACCTTATCAGCCACTTCAATGTTATAGTTATCCAGTTCTGTTAGCAAGAAACCAGAAAGTTCATCGACAACCGAATCCGCAAACTTTTGATCAGCTTTGGCTTGTCGTGATATCAATACTTCCGCAGGTACGTCTCTGACGACCTTGTGTTTGGGGAACTCGATTACTTTCTCGGTCATTTTTTGTCCTTGTTCTTAAATTCTTGGAAGATAGAGAATAGCACGATATACCATGTGGCTACACCAACTATCATACCAAGATATATAAACGTCCAACCAAAAGCCTCTCCGTTCATTTAAGCACCCTCAATAGTATTGTTTCAGCATTGATACGTCCAGTTGCCTTACTCTCTTTAGTAGTTAGGCATTTCATAATGTTTCGCAAGTCAACCTTGCCTGCCTTTAGAACTTGATTGACTTGTTCTTCTGGCTTTCTTAGCTTCTTTGTGATCGAAGCATCTGTATCAAATCCGATAATCGTAGTCCCTCTGACCGAAAGGCCTGAATGACCCACGGCATGATAAACAGAAAGATTACGAGTTTTGTGATTGAACACCCAAAGTTGCGAAGCACCGATGATTCCTTTCGGGTCTATACTGGTTAGATTATCAGCAGAGGTACAATAGTTCATCTTAGAAACTAGAACACCAGCAGGCTTAACCTTCTTCTTACGTGGCTTGCGAACAGCCTGACCAGCAGAATGTAGTTCTGTCATATGGTCAATTATTCGCTTGATGAAAAGCCCCATGATCTTAAGAACCGGCTTACGCCACTTCTTATACGCTTCCACAAGGTCGGCGTCTTTACCGGCTTGGGCTTCGGTGATTTCTTCGTATTGAGGACGGAAGTGTTCTGCAATCCTCGTCGCAATTTGCGGTTTAATTCCCTTCTCAAGGGACCACTTCTTAACATCAAACTGTACCACTCCTTCTTGGAAGAAAACGTCTAAAGTTTCTTCAAGTTCGCCAATAAGATCGGACGCCTTCGCATTAATGCGGTCTTGAATTGATACGACTTTGGTAACAGGTTCTTCCGTAGCTTCCTGCGTTTCCACAATGTCTTTCGTGAGGTCTTTAATCTTGATTTCAATCTTCTCCCACGTACCGCTTGGAAGAGTGCTTCCATTGAGTAGGAGTCTACAGTTCCATCCGATATTGTGGAGGTCGATTGCCTTAACCGACGATAGCTTTCTAATAGTATGTTTGTCATATTTGATAAACTTTAGGTAGGATATCGTGAAAGACTTGGCATCTTCACTCGTGTAAAAGTAATTGAACCAGTTATAGGCCATGGCCAATTCAGATTGAGTTGCGTTCTCGGTGACAGAAGGTTCTGACCCAAGGTACTTTTCATCCGCAAACTGTGGGCGTCTTACGGTTGCGCTTTTCACTTTCTTTTCCTTTGTCATAGTTTCCTCAGGATGATATTAGACATTATACTAATATTCCCGCCAAACATCAAGACATATTTTAGGTCTTCCGGCTTGGTAAGGATTTCATACTTACCTACTTGTTCTAACAAGACTTTCAGATATAGGCGTAACATTTCCTTTGATTGAGCAAGGGCAATACAGACATGTGTTCCGTGCCCCCAAGCCAAATGTTTCGTCTTATCCGTCCTTTGGATAAGGAACTCATCAGGTTTATACCATCTATCTGGATCACGATTAGCAGACTCCAAACATATAGCAACTCTATCACCAGGTTTCAAGAATGTATCATGTAGTATAACGTTCTCTGTAACAGTTCTGGTAAATCTACCAACAGCGGCCCGAAAGCGAAGTGACTCATTAACGGCCTGTGGTATAAGTGATCTATCGTTTAGAACCTCATCTAACTTGTTTTCATAGAATAGATCCAATGTTAGATACTGCAAGGCACCACCAGTAGAACCAGGCCCTGTCATCATTGGACCTAGTATCAGAGCAGGTACATGTAATCGTTTTGGATTGTTATTGATGTATTCGTTGAACACTCCAGGACCTGATGATGCTCTCATATTAGCACGAGCAAATAATGGTCTAAACTTTTCGTCTGCGTTTGGGTCTGGATGTTCCACTGATACAAGCGGGTGGTGCCTGTGTGTATGTAGTGTTAGTTGGTTGGCTTCTTCTTTGTCTAATGGTGAGTTTAGCATTTCAGTTGAGAACCAGGCACTCAATTCTTCTGTCACTTCTGAAATGTTAATGATATCTTTGTTTGATAGTAGTTCGTTTGCCTTTTCAGTAAAGGAGTCCGAAAGCCTTTTCATATGTTCTTTACCAAAGGCTGGCAGAACAATGTCCTTATACTCTTTATGTGTCGGGTTGTCGCTGGCACCTAGAGTTTTGCCAAACCTTTCACCACTTTCAATAAGCAAGTTGCCTTTGGCTGATGAAAAGATTTTAGGATTGTTTAGCACATAGAACACATCATCATATCGGGTGATGACATACACGCCATACTTTTCACACCAGTAGGCCTTATCTCTTGCTCTAAGGTCCTTATAGATTTCGAACCTGTTAAGTAGCCACTCGTTAGAGTGTGGATCATAGGACATTATTTGCTCTTATGCTCTGCCCAAAGTTTGTATAACTCTTTCTCTCTTTCGATAGCTTCTTTTTCCCATGGTAGGTTTTTGTAACCAACCAGGTTCTCGTTATACATTACTTTGTTCCACATTTGATAGTTACCCGAACACATATCAACTAACTCTTTACGGGCATACTGCTTAACATGGACTAACTCGTGTGCCAATGTTCTTAGTAGATAGACAGGGCCAAGATCGGCTTCTATCTCTACCTCAAACTCTCTATGATTATGGTTTTTGGCATCGATATCAGTCCATGTGGCCATTCCGAAACACTTGGTGTTTTTGTAGAAGTTCTTACGTAGTCTGACCTTCACAAGGACATTCTTACTAAGGCGGCGACCTAGAAGTTGATCACAAAAGAATAGAGACGCCTCTTTGATTTCACGCTTTTCCATCTTTTTAGCTGATCCGTATATTCTGATCTGCGCCATTTTCCCTCTCAGGTAAAGATGTGACTGTAATCCTTAAAATCACTAATCACACAAATTCCATCCTCCGTATATCCTACATCATTCTCTATATTCTCGGCGAAGTCAAGAGCCTCGTTTAGAGTATAGAAGACCTCGGATTCACCGAATGTGGAGACAATCGCTGGAATGTCTCCATTATATTTAGCGGTTTTGTCATTCCACTCACCATAGATGTTATCGATGGCGGTGGCATGAGAGACCCGGTATTCCGGGCCTTTCTCTGTTTCTGTTAGGAAAATGTAGATACCATTATCGGCTGACATTATTCTTCATCCTCATCATCGGCAAAGAAGGTATGGACGACCAGCTTAATGAACCAGTGAACCATGAAAGGACCCCATAGAGGTGCGAGAACCTCTAACCAAGTCCAAGTTTCAAGATGCCCAGTCAATCGTAGACCGATGAACAAAAGAGCAAGACCATCCATAAAGTTAATCGGAGCCTGGGAAGCACCGAGATTGATCACACGAACATTCTGCATTTTGTTGTCCTCATCCTTTGTTCTACCGGGTAAGTTAATAGGCATTTACTTCTTCTTTCCTTTGAGACGGCGGGCTTTACGCTTAGTTGAACCAATCTTACGACGACCTTTTCGAGGTCGGTTCTTATGTGGGTGGGCCATATATCACTCCTTCAATAGTTGTTTCACTGAATCAATACGGAATGATCGCCAACCACCTGCATCGATATCCCATACGGCTTGGACATTATCATTCAACTGACGACCGGTCTTTGGAACTTGTCCGTCATACTCTGATAGCATAGCAGGCTCCACTTGTGGAACATATAGGTCGGAAAGTGTGGCTCGCATAGTGCGTTCCGTTCCGTCGGTCTTTTCAAACACAACGGTAACAACTCCATTCTTTAAATCCTCACGCAAAGCAAACTTATCAATCATCATGCTCTTCCTCTTCCAAATCATAATCTTCTTCCCATGCATATTCACCATATGCATCTTCATAGATATATACTTCGCAGGACCAATCTTCTTCTACCAATTCAAGCATGGTAGTTTCGGTTTCTCCATCAGAGACCTTATTTTCACGCAACCACTTGTCGGTCATTTCGTATGCCTCTTGTTCAGTAACATACGTTCCTATTCTAACTGTTCCTAACTGTGCAGATTCTAACTCGGATACCCACATGATTTGTTTTCCTCATTTAGCAACTTTTCTAACTCATTATAACCGCCGATGAACGCCTTGTCAACTGTTATTATAGGAAAAGTTCTCGCATCCGGGAACATTTCCAGAATGGTGTCACGGTCAAAGTCCTTGCCTAACTTATAGACAACATGATCCTTTGCCTTGAGTTTTAATAGGGTGATTGCTTTGTCGCAGAATACACATTGATCTTTTGAATACACTGTAATCATTATAACCTCATTTAGATTAGAAAGCTGTGACAGGTGGTAAATGCTCCATCGGAGATTTTGGATTTGGCTTGCGTGGGCAGCAAAGTTCGATTGTTATATTGTTAGGGTCAATATCAAAGATACTACGATACTTGTGTTTCTTTTCCATCTTATGTGGTGTTATCATAACACCTAATACCATCAATGTCAAGATAAGATGTTTCACTTCTTCACATAAGATGTTTCACTTCTTCACATGGGACTTTCTTACTCTGACCATAATCCACGAGTTGTAATACGCTTCCGATAGCAGCGCATCCCTGTCAAACTGCTCCTTCGCTTCATAATACGACGCTTCGCCTTTGCTCTTACATAGACGGATGATTTCTCGGGTGAACTTCTCCTTACCGAAGATTTCCACATGTTGTAAAAGTTCTTTATTGCTGCCATAGTAATCCAGCCAATCGGAGTCAATCTGTTTCTTTACTCGTTTGCCTTTCTTCTTGGCTGAACGAGTAAACTTGAACAGTTTCTTTCCAATATACTTTCGACCTGTTGGAACACAGGTGATAACATAGACGAAGGCTTGATAGCCTTCTGGTACTTCTGTAAATGGTTCGTTTTGATAGGTCCACATAGACCTATATATTATTCTTCGTAGTCACTCAATTCAGGTGGATACTTTTCATTATAGGCTTCATCAAACGACGGATCGATGTTTAGATAACCGTCGATGCCCTTAACTTCAAACTCCTCTAGAACCTCTAATAGTATATCATACATTGCTTGCCTATTCTCAGCATCAATGTCACTCTCTGATAAAAGTTCTATAAACTGTCCAAATATGGCTGCTCGTTCTCCGGCCATTACTGTTTGTCCTTTCTAAAGTAAGACATATAGGCTTGGAACGATTCAACCATCATTTTGTATCCAATATTGGACACTACCATAAAATTTCTATACCACTCATAAGAGGTACTCCTAGCCAGTATGTCTGGGTTTTTTTCTTTCTTCTTTCGTTTATGCTTCTTCTGTAATAGTGCCTTATCATTTATCATCATCTCAAAATATTGTATTCTCTTTTCATTCATTTGCTGACAAGAAAGCAAGTAAGGATCAGGACCCATCACCTTTCTTGCCTTTCTCATCTTCTTTGCTATGTGTCTAGCAACATGCAACTGTTCATGTAAGATTTCATCCAGTTCATTCATAAAATTTCCATAGTGAACAATGCACGAGTGTATAGTTCTGGATCATATGGAATCTTCTGTCTAGAAAAGACAACAAACCCCATGTCACCAGGTTTCATTACCTCACGCATGGACGTGCCTGTGGTCCATACATCATCGACCACAAGACGAATTGGATTCTTTGGATTAACATACTTCTGTAAAGCATTGGCTAGCTTAGTGCCGCCTCTTGGAATGCCATAGACAGAACCAAACTGGGTCTTTTCACTAATCATCTTAGCAAGACATTCCCAATCTTCGTCTGTGAGTGCGTCACATTCAATCTTCCATTCTAGTTCATTACCAGCATGGGAGATAAAGTTGCCAAGTTGAAATAGGTTCATGGTACAATCCTAATAGTTGTGTCTGAATCCTGCTTTACAATGCTATAAAGAGTAGCAGCATTGCTTGGAGAAAGGCGAACGCAGCCGTGAGAAGCGGGTCGACCCAAAGCACCAACATGAGGAGTAGCGTGAATTGCATAACCACCGCTAAAAAAGATAGAATGAGGCATCGGGGCATTGTCATATTTCTTTGAATAGTGCATTAGTTGAAGGTAATAAGGATGGAAAGTACCAGTGGGAGTATAATAACCTTTGCGGGCGGTTGAGACTCGCCACTGATACGAGCCATAATCACTATCAACCTGCATCAACTGGTGAGACTTACTAATAGTGATATTAGTTTCGGCGAACGCTGGCATGGAAGCCAGCATCGCCATCATTACGATAATCTTTCTCATATCTCACAACCTCCTGCGGTACATGCTAATGTTTGGACACCTTCAACGTTGTCATCCATTTCAACCAATGTGTCCCAATCAAGATGTTCTGGAATTGTTGGTAGCATTGCTTCATACAAGTCTTGTGTGATTTCCTCGTATGGAGCCTGACGATATGAACCACCATCATGAGGCAAGAATGATACACCAGACATTTCGTCAAAGTGATCATACACCCACGCACCAACTTTCATCCATTCATTTTCTTTGACGTTGATTGTAACTGATGGCTTATGTTCGCACCAGGCTTCCTGATAGATAGCCCATAGTTCAAGATGCTTGATAGCGTCAATATCGTCTCTTACAACTGCGCCCTTTGGTGCTTTCATTGGGAAAGAGAACACTGTTGTGGAGTCAGGCTTCATAACGTCTGGTTCCCATGGCACACCCTTGTCCTTCATGAATTGGGTGAGAGGATCTTTGTTATCAGCACGGACACGACGGATATAATAATTGGCATGGCGAGGATGAATGCCAGAAGCGGAGTCACAGAGTTGTGAGACTGTTCCTGATGGTTTAACACAGGTGATTGCGGCTGCTGCGTTGATGCCGAGTGTGTTGGCGAGGTTAGCATTGGTGTTGATCGCATGATCACGGAGTTCATTTAGTCTCTCCTTTATATTCTTATCTTCTGGATTGTTAAACAACTTGGAGTCATAGATGCCTGTAAGAGAAACACCAAGTAGTCTTTCTTCTTCGGCATTCTTAACCCAAATCTTTCTTAGATACGGGAAATCAGTGAGAGTAGATTGGAAAGTACCGAGAATAGTAGCAATCTCAATCTTCTCCTTAATCTGTTCAATAGTGTCTGTGGCTCGGATAACCACCTCTGTGAGATTACAAAATCCATATGGTCTAAGGATGATTTCAGAACACGGGTTTGTGCCGAATAACTGATCATGATTGCGTCTTCCGTTTCTTTTGGCAATTTTCTGACATGCTTCACGACTAAATAATCCTCTCTCTCCTGATTTGCTTTCGTATAGTGAAACCCATTCCTGCATGAATGTGCCGACTTCTGGCTTCTCATTATACACAGCACTATTGTTTGATAGGGCTCGCTGTGGATTTGCTTCCCACCAAGCACCTGCTTTAGCATGACGCATACGGTCATCTGATAAGTTAGATAGGCTGATCATTGCGGAGCGACGAACGCCTCCGACTACTACGACCTCGCCTATCTTACACATGATGTCATGGCACTCAAGGGATGTGAGGCGTCGACCATGTGCGTTCTTAAACATCTTAACAACAAACTTAAACAATTCTGAAAGCGGGCCAGGACCTGACGAACGACCACCAAATGTCTTTAGAGGAGCACCTGCTGGTCGAACCTTTGTCAGATCCCACTTGGGAATCTCACCCGTGTATAGCAATGCGATAAGCATACGCAAAGCCTTGGCCCATCCTTCCTTACTATCACGGACAGATATGATAGTTTCAGAATCAAACATCTTCTCTGGAATCTCTGGTAGTTGATTGATGAACTGACGTTCAACAGAGAATCCAACACCAGTACCACATAGAAGAATAAACATGGCTTCGTCAAAAGCCTTTGGATCATCGATAGGTAGGAATGAACAGTTATAACCACAAGTGTTATCACGGTTCAACGCAAGGCCCGATGTCATCAAGGCTCGCATAGATGGCATGACCTTCATGTCATGGATATGATCAAATAGTCTCTTACGGAGATCAGGTGTTATATCATAACTATGTTTTGTATGCAGGTGCATATACATAAAGTCAAGATAACGATTGATAGTCTCTTCCCAATTCTCACGGCGATTTTGTTCTGGCAGATAGCGTGAGTATCTGCTCTTATAGATAAATTCCTGATATAAACTGTCCATTATTCTTCCTCGTTGTCTGTAACGTATAGTTCCCAAAGGTTTTCATACAAAACCTTTTCAAATTCTTCACCAAGTGGTTGTTGTGCTTTCAATAGTTTTTCATATAATTCTTGTAGTTCGTCATTCATGACCAAAACTTCCACCACCATGACTTAGGTTCTTCTTCCGACTTATTCACAGGAACACCATGAAACCAAGGCTCTGGATACCAATACTCTTTCAATGACGGGAAGTGTTTTAGAATCTCTTCCTGTGCAGCAAGAGCAACCTGACGGTGTTCTTTCTGTGTGCCTGCTTCGGCTCTAACGTCAATGTAATGAATCCAAGAACGAAGTGTCCCTGACATATATAGACGAGTAGAAGTTAGACCTTCTGGTAAAACTGCTCTGGCTTGTTCTTTGGCAATACCACTTTCAATCGCCCATTTATAGGTATTCAATGCTCTTTGTGCTACGTTATCCTGTTCAACTTCCCATCTATTCTGTAGTTGAAAATCATCAACCTCAATACTATTCTGACGGTTCTTGGCGTCCTGTAGTCTTGCCTCTCTCGTTACAAACGACATGTCCTTAGTAGGGTCGGCATAACGCTGCGAGAACTCCTGAAAGGAGAATGAACGATGGCGAATGATCTGGTGAGAGATATCACGAGTTGTATTGATTTCCATTGTGATAGAAACCATTTCAAAAGGTGACCAATGCTTATGTTCGATTAGATACTTTAGGAGTTTTTCTGATGTTAGTGTGTTA